ATATACCAAAACAATATTAACTATATCCCAGTTAGGTTTTTAGAAAAGTTAGGTTATGACATCGGATGGGAAAATGGCATTGTAATAATAGATTATAAGGAGGTAAAATAATGGAATATGCAGGAATAGCTATTATCCCACTTTTAATAGGGATACTAGAAATGCTTAAAAAGGCAGGAGTAAATGATAAGATTATACCAGTTATATCAGTCATAGCTGGAATTGGATTAGGAATAGCTTTGTTTGCTGCTGGAGATTTTAAGGCAGGAATAATACAAGGAATTTATATCGGATTATCTGCAGTAGGGCTCTATAGTGGTACAAAAAACACTATAGAAGGTATAAAATGATGGCCAGGTGAAATGCCTGGTCTTTTTTTGTTTGTTTGGAGAAAGCCGACCTCTTATTTTGCGATATAACGCATTTTTATAAATGTATTAATACTCTAGGTATATTAAACCAATAAAACGCCATACAAGGCAAATACAAGCCAAATATAGCATATTACACACTAAAAGAGGTAGGAAAACATAAATCCTACCTCTTTTTTATTTTTTGAAGGAAAAACAGAATACTTGTCCAATTAATACAATTATTTCCTTTAATATATGCGATTACAAATAAAAAGATACCTTATACAGAATTAAAAATAATACGAGTAAATGAAGATATGAGTAATGTGAAAGAGGTATTGAAATGAAATAATCATGTATAAAGCTCTACAAAATTGCTCATATAACTAACACACAACTAACAAATTCATATTAACAAAAAATAGTAAAAACCTTGTAATCATTGAAATTACAAGGTTTTTATGGTGGAGATAAGGGGACTTGAACCCCTGACCTCTTGACTGCCAGTCAAAGTACTGCCGATACAGAATAACGTAACTATATTTAAGTAAATGGATAGAAATACACATTCTAGCCTATTTTCATATCTAAATTTTACTTAATTAAAAACCTATAAAATCGTACAAAAACATACTCGTAACTAACACGTAACTAACAAACTATTTTATCATTTCTATAGCTTTTTTAAGTTCTTCTATTTCAGGGTGAGTGTAAATATTGGCGGTTGTGGCATAATTAGCATGTCCAATCAATTTTTGAATATATGTCTTGTCTGCGCCGGCTTTATTAAGTAAGGTTGCAAAAGTGTGTCTAGCTTTATGTGGATTCAGTTTCCTAACTCCAGCTTTTTCTAGAGCTGGATAATATAGGTACCTTCTATAATAATCTGGCCTGATTTTTTGCCCATCTTTATTTATTAAGTATTCACTATTAGTGTTATACCATTTCTTAACATATTTTTGAATCTTAGAATGAACTGGTATAATTCTATCTTTTCCTGCGTCAGTTTTTATTCCGCCTTTTATAATCATATTGTCTATGTCTACATCAAATTTTGTTACACCTAACAGTTCTGAAATTCTCATACCCGTATAAATAAATATTAATATAGTATCTACCCATTCAATTTCATTCACTTTGGATTCTAAGATTTTAATTTCAAGGTCAGTGAATATTTCTTGTTTTTTCTTCTCTTTGTTAGGTAATTCAACAAGCTCAGCATAATTTTTATCTACTATATCATCAGCCATAGCATGTTTATATAACAGACCTGCAAGCACTTTTACTTTATGGCAAGAACTATAACTTAAACCAGATTCATACATATCATTTATTACAGTTTGAACATGAGAAGTTTTTAAATCCTTTACTTTTTCATTCTTCAGTCTGGATAAATGTTTCCATGCAGCTTGATAGCTTTCTACAGTTGCTTTCGATAGCTTGGAATATTTAGCTTCAGACCATTCTTCATATAAAGTACCCAGTGTTATATCTGCTCTTTTCCCTATAGGATTCTTATTATACTCTGCTAGAGCTGCCATAGCTTTGGCTCTAGTCTCAAAATATCCTATAGTATAGTAGAGTTGCTTACCTTCATCTGACCAGCCAATTGTTTTTCTTGCTATCCAAGGTCTTCTTCTGTTCCCAGAAAGTTTGTAGACACTGCCATATCCATTCGGTAAACGCATATATCATTCTCCTTTTCTTTTTGTATTATGATGTTTCTTAACTTTATCTTGTTGAAATATTTCATATAGTCATTCCCCCTGTTTTCATTGCCTATAATCCGAACACATGTTTCAGTTGTTAAAGTAATTATAACCCAATATATAAATAATTTCAACAAAAGTTTAACAAAATCCTACTCTCTATAGTGAGAATTGACGAGAATTGTCAAAACAAAAACTCTCACTTTAGCGAAGTTGCTAAACGTGAGAGTTTACTTATTGTAATCTCTATATTTTAAGATTGTTTCTATTAATTCCTTTATTACTTCTGGAGGGATCTCCTTACCCCTTATTTCTTCTACTAATTCCACATATTCCAAGCCTTCTTCTTCAAATAACCATGCATATTCGGGGGCCAGTTTTATAATATCTTCTTTAGTAAGATGATGAGGTTGTCTTTTATCAGTCCTGCCCAAAAGATAATCTATACTTACATTAAAAAAATCAGCCAATTTTATTATTGTATTTTCATCAGGAAATCTATTCCCATTTTCCCAGTTGCTAACAGTTCCTTTCCTAACATTAAATATTTCACCAAGTTTTTCTTGAGTTAATTCTTTTTCAACCCTTAATTCTTTCAATCTTTTACCAAAAACACTCATTGTATCCCTCCTAGATTTATATTATAACATTATGAATACTTCTTTAAAATAATGTCAACAAAATGAATATATTTTTAAGAAAAGTTTAAAATAACTATTGACAGTATACGAATCGAATACTATAATAAGAAGTAAGATATTCAAAGTGAATACCATCCAGGGGGTGAAATAAATGAATATAGATTTTATTAGAAGTTTAAGATCTTACGCAAAATTGACTCAAACTCAAATGGCAAAAATATTAAATATATCTACTACAAGTTATAACAAGAAGGAAAATGGTAAAGTACCTTTCACTTTAGAGGAAATAAAAACATTATCTGAATACTTCAATGTACCAATAGAAAATTTTTTTAAAGAAAAAGTATTCAAAACGAATACTAACTAATATTATGACCAAAGGAGATGCCAAATATAATGGCTAAAATTTTACTGTATGAAATAAGACGTAAAAAAGGGTTATCTCAATTAGAATTATCCAAACGCTCTGGGGTTTCATACGGTTATATAAGTGAGTTAGAAAATAATCTAAAGTCACCAACAATAGATACAATTTGCAAACTAGCAAAAGCTTTGGAAGTAGATCCATCAGAATTATTTACATGTGACTAAAAGAAGTAAAGGGGGACAAAACATGAAAAATATAAGTGTTAAAGAAGCTGCTGAAATTTTGGGCGTTTCACAACAATTTGTAAGGATAGGCCTGCAAAGAGGAGTTTTACCTATTGGTACAGCTGTAAAGATGAGTAGCAGATGGACTTATCATATAAGTCCTAAATTGCTAGAAGAATATGTAGGGAAGATTGATAACAAGGAGGTGAGTTAATGAACATTAGAGATATATTAAAAAAAAAAACAATCTTATATAGCTTATGACGAAAGGAGGGACAAGTGTGGACAGAATAAGGCAAGTAACTGATGAACAAGCTGAGAAAATTATAGATACCAGGACACCTTTAGGGAGATTTTGGAGACAAGATGGACAAGTGTATGTTGGTATAGACAACAGTACTGGAGATGCCTGGACAGAAGATTTTAAAACTTTTGAAGAATGTATGAAATGGTTAAAAAGGGAGGTGTAAAAGTTGGACAAAGAGCTCAAAGAAATTAAAGAACAAATGCGACAAGCTGAACAAAACTTCAATTATGTAGACCAGGAATATATAGATGCTGCAATTTATGAATTGAAGGCAACAGAAGAAAAATTTGCAGCTATGTTGAGGGAGAAAAGGAGGGAAAAGAATGTACGATCTAAAGGTAAGAGAACATTTTCCTTGTTTCGCTCAAACTAAACGCGGAGGTTGTAAAGCACTAAAAAGAAAATATGATTGCTTAGAGTGTAATTTCTACAAGCCAAATCGAGACCATGAACTAGACCAGGAACGAGCTTTAAAGAGACTTAAAAGTTTGGACAAACCCATCAGATTAAATATAGCTGAAAAATACCAAATTAAAGGAATTGTATAAAGGAGGTGTTAAAGAAATGACATCAATAACTTATGAAAATAGTGCTAATAGCATCACATTGGAACTAGCTGTTAAATTGTACGAAATGGGAGTAGCAACAATAATAAATGATGGAAAGGATGTTACATTTGAAGTTGAAACTTTATCCACATCAGAAGAAAGAAATATGGAAAGACATTAAAGGTTATGAAGGATTATATCAAGTTAGTAATTATGGAAGAGTTAGGAGTTTAGACAGAATTATAGTAGATAATTGGTGCACTAGAGAATTTAAAGGTAAAATGCTCAATCCTACAGAGCATAATGGAAAACAGCCATATTTATATGTTTCATTATCAAAGCAAGGAAAAACTAAAAAAGTATTTGTACATCAGTTAGTAGCAGAAGCATTTGTTCCAAATCCAGAAAATAAACCACAAGTAAATCATAAAGATGGTAATCCAAAGAACAATAAAGCATCTAATTTAGAATGGGTTACAAATGCAGAAAATACACAACATGCTTACGATACTGGATTAAATTCAAAAAGTAAAAAATGTACTTTAATAAATATGAAAACTAAAGAAATAAGAGAATTTCCTTCAATGAGACAATTAGGAATGTATTTAGGAAAATCCCCAGGTTGGTTACATTCAGTAATTCAACGAAAAGGAACCATCTTTAGTTACAAAGATTATCAAATAAAGGTAGGTGATGCAAAATGTCTAGAGTAATACTATACCCTCATCAAAAACAAGTCCTAGAAGAAACGAAAGATTTTAATAGGGTAGCGTATTACCTAGACATGTGAAAACTGGGACTTGGAAAAACATTTATAGGTTCAGAAAAAATGAAAGAACTCGGAACCAATCATAATCTTATCATCTGCCAAAAATCCAAGATTGATGATTGGGCCGAGCATATACAAACCTATTACCCTAATTATAACATTATTGTTTATAACAAACCAGTACCTATACCAGATAATTCAGTAATCATAATCAATTACGATTTGGTTTGGAGAAGACCGGAATTAGCCGAATTAAAAGATTTCACACTAATATTAGATGAATCATCAATGATTAAGAATGATAAAGCTAAGAGAACTAAATTCATATTAAAAAATCTAAAACCAAAGAATGTAATTCTACTGTCGGGAACTCCTACAGGAGGTAAGTATGAAGAATTATGGACTCAATGTAGGCTACTTGGATGGAATATAAATAAAACAACTTACTGGAACCATTACATCATAACTGTAACACAAGACATAGGAGGATTCCCAATAAAAATAGTAGTTGGCTATAAAAATGTAGAACGATTAAAACGTAAGTTAAAAGAGCATGGAGCAGTATTTATGAAAACAGATGAAGTGTTTGACCTTCCAGAGCAAATAGAAAATGTAATTAGAATTGAAAATACTAAAGAATACAAGAAATTTAAAAAAGATAGGATTATTAAAATTAATAACCAAGAACTAGTAGGAGATACTACACTAACCAAAATGTTATATGAAAGGCAACTATGTGGTCAATACAACAAACACAAATTAGAAGCATTAAAGGATTTACTAGAGTCAACAGAAGATAGAGTAGTTATATTTTACAACTTCAATGAAGAATTTAAACAGATTAACGATCTATGTAAGAAGTTGAACAAACCAGTAAGTGCTATAAGTGGACCTTTGAAAGACTTGGAGAATTACAAGAATAAATCCAACACAGTTACCCTAGTCCAATACCAAGCAGGGGCTATGGGTCATAATTTACAGTTAGCAAATAAAATAATATATTTCACATTACCACTAAGTAGTGAGTTATTCGAGCAATCAAAGAAAAGGATTCATAGGATAGGTCAGAGTAGGACATGTTTTTACTACTACCTAATAGTTGAAGGAAGCATTGAAGGTAAGATATTCGACACTTTGAAATTAAGGAAGGACTTCACTGACAAGTTATTTGAGGAGGATGAAAAATGTTAGAAAGAAAAATATATTCTGGTTGGGCATTTTCAGATTATCCAGAAGAAAAATCTAAAATAAATAAAGAAATATATCAAGAAATAAAAGATAAAGCAAAGGTTAAATTTGTGAAATGTAGATATGGAACTACTTATTATAGAGTTTTAGAAAATCCAGAAAATTTAAGTGAGCTAGAACTAGCTTTAATATGTGATAAAGGAAATTTATGCTTTGGATATAGAACAGAAGGAAATTACATTGTAATTTATACAGATTAGGAGTAATAACATGACTGAAAAGCAATTTGAAAATAAAATAAAGAAATTCCTAAAATCCCATAATATTTGGTTTACGAAAATATGGGGAGGAGGATTTCAAAAAGCAGGTATTCCAGACATATTAGCATGTGTTAATGGCCACTTTGTAGCAATAGAGGTTAAAGGTACTAATGGGAAACCTACTAAACTGCAAAAATATAACATCAGAAGAATTAACGAATGTAATGGAATAGGTATTATCTTATATCCAAAGGACTTTGAAAGATTTGAAAAATTAATCCTAGACCTACTAAGGAGGTGATAAAAATTCAATATAGTCATTCAAGGGTAGAGTGTTTTAAACAATGTCCTTATAAATTCAAATTAAGATATATAGACAAATTAGAAACCATACCGAATACAGATCCTTGGAATCCACTTATATGTGGAAATACGATTCATACTGGGGCAGAGAAAGACTTGCAAGAAGCATTAAAATTTTATAAATCTAACTACCCATTAATAAATGATTTACACATTAATGAAATGATTAAGTTTGAAATATTAATACCAAAAATTATGGAACTATTAAAAGATATTAATATACTACACCAAGAATATACAATAGAAACTCCTGAATTCATTGGAATAGTAGACTTAATTACTCAAAACTCTGATGGAACAGTAGATATATTCGACTTTAAATACAGCAATAACATAAATGATTACATGAATTCAAGTCAATTACACTTATACAAGTATTTCTTAGAGCAAGAAGGTTTTAAAGTTAATAGATTAGGTTTTATATTCATACCAAAAACATTTATTAGACAAAGGAAGGATGAAGATTTATATCAGTTTAGAAAACGACTTATTAAAACAGTTGAAGAATCAGAAATCCAACTAGTAGAGGTTCATTATGATGAAACAAAAGTAAAAGAATTCTTTGAAAGCATAAAAGAAATTGAACAAGCTATAGAATACCCTAAAAACATCACTAATTTATGTAACTGGTGTGAATATGAAGAATTATGTATAAAAGGAGAGGATTATATGATTTTACCTGAAAATAAAAGGCGAGAAAGAAAAATAGACACAAGTCCAGACATGTGGATTTATGGAGACAGTTATGTAGGTAAATCCACCTTTGTAGACCAGTTTGATGATTTACTATTCATCAATACTGATGGAAACATAGACAATACAACTTCACCTGTAATCACTATTAAAGATGAAATTACAGTCCAAGGAAGATTAACTACTAGGAAATTTGCTTGGGAAGTGTTTTTAGATGTAGTTGCTGAATTGGAGAAAAAACAGAATGATTTTAAAAGAATATGTATTGACTTAGTAGAGGACCTATATGAGCATTGTAGATTATACATGTATGACAAATTAGGCATAGAGCATGAGCAAGACGCTGGTTATGGTAAGGGTTGGGACATGGTTAGAACTGAATATTTAAGTACTATTAAAAGATTAAAGTCACTAGGTTATCAAATAATCTATATTAGTAAAGAAATCGAATCAGAAATTACTCTTAAGAATGGTACTAAAATAACCACCATAAAACCAAACATAGCTGATAAAGTGGCTAACATTTTAGCTGGAACTGTAGATTTAACTACAAGGGCTTACATGGATGGAAATGAAAGATATTTATTACTGGAAAAGAAAGAAAATATCTTTGGTGGAGGAAGGTTTAACTTCAAGGTGGACAAGGTTGCACTAAATAAAGATGAATTTATAAAAGCTTTAGAAGAAGCTCAACAAGCTTCAGAAGAAGAAAATAAAAGAACAAGGAGGAATAAATAATGAGTACAGATATATGGACAAAATTTGATCAAAATGTAGATGTGGAAGGTTTAAAAAAAGATGTAAAAGAAGTGGAAGAAAATAAAATTGAATTTAAAGAAGTTCCTGAAGGACACTATGAAGTTAAAATTTCTAAGATAGAATTAACTCAATCCAAAACAGGTAGACCAATGGTATCATTTTGGATGCAAATATTAGAAGGTCCATATAAAGGACAGTATATATTCTGGAATCAAGTAGTAGACATAGGATTTGGACTTCATAAGGTAAATGAATTCTTAAGAAGTTTAGATAGTGGCTTAGAAGTACAATTTGAGAACTTTACACAGTATGGAAACTTACTCATGGATATTCATGAAGCTATAGACGGAAAATTGGAATATGGTTTAAAGTACAGTAAAAACAACAAAGGCTATGATGAATTTGAAATTACAGATGTGTTTGAAGTTGAGTAATTGAATACAAGGGGAACTCTTTAGTTCCCCTTGTTAATAAACAGTTTACTTGTTATATGTCGGAAGGAGTGATAAATTGCTAGGTCAATTAAACTTTAATGGTATGGATAAAGTGGAAACCGCTATAGAAAGAATTAGGACATTCGAACCAAAGGAAGGTTATTATTTAGCTTTTTCTGGTGGAAAAGATAGTATAGTAGTCAAAGAATTAATGAATATGGCAGGAGTGAAATATGATGCACATTATAATAACACGACTGTAGACCCTCCCGAATTAATTTCTTACATTAGAAAATATCATAAAGATGTAAAAATAGAACATCCAGAAATAACAATGTGGAAATTGATACCTAAGAAGTTAATGCCACCGACAAGAATTACTAGGTACTGCTGTGCTGTATTAAAAGAAGGTGGAGGAATTGGCAGATTTGTGGTCACTGGTGTTAGGTGGGCAGAGAGTAGCAGGAGGAAAAACAGTAGGCAAGTAATAGAATTTGACATATATGGAAGTCAAGCTAAAGAAGCTATAGAGCAAAGAAAGATATTCCTTAATAGTGATAATGACGAAAAAAGAAGGATGATTGAAACCTGTACTGTTAAAGGGAAGCATATCCTAAATCCTATTATTGATTGGTCTGACAAAGAAGTATGGGACTTCATTAAATTAAGGAAATTGCCTTATTGTAGTCTTTATGATGAAGGGTTCGACAGATTAGGTTGTGTAGGTTGTCCTATGGCTCCGATAAAACAAAGGCTATATGAGTTTAAAAGGTATCCTAAGAGAAAAATCAGTTATATTAATGCTTTTAGCAGAATGTTAGAAGAAAGAAGAAAAAGAGGATTAAAAACAGAATGGGAGACTGGACAAGATGTATTTGATTGGTGGATAGGTAAGTAATGAACATAACAAGTATTATATTCATTACCGAAGTGATTATATGAAAAAAGTAGGTGATTAAAATATGTATAACTTAAGAAAAGACTGGGATAAGTTAGATAAAGCTAAAGAATTATTAGAAGATGGTCCAATAGATTGGTTAGGAGATGATGATGCAGAAGAGCTATGTAAAATCCTTGAGAAATGTGAACAAAACATTAGAGATATTTTATCAGTTAAGGAGTTGGTAGCAATAAAGGGAGGTGGTATGTAGTCATGTTATTCTATGACTTTGAGTGAAGTGTTTCCTCACGATTGGCTAGTAGTAATCATGGATACCGATACAAAAGAAACCCATGTAATAGTTAATGATAGACCAAAATTAATTCAACTATATGAACAGAATAAAAACAATATCTGGTGCGGTTATAACTCTAGACACTATGATCAATACATTTTAAAAGGAATTATTTTAGGTCTAGATCCTTATAAAATCAATAATCACATAATTGTAGATAACGAAGCAGGTTGGAAATATAGCAACAGATTCAAAGAAATTCAACTATATAATTATGACGTTATGACGTCATACCATGGACTTAAAGAATTAGAAGGTTTTATGGGAAACGATATAAGAGAATCAGAAGTAAGTTTCAATATAAATAGAAAACTTACTCCAGAAGAATTATCTCAAGTAATACATTATTGTAAACATGATGTAGAACAAACCATAGAAGTATTTATGAATAGAATTGAGGAATTTGAAAGTCACCTATCACTATTAAAAGCCTTTAAATTACCACTTCATTATATTAATAAGACCAAAGCACAATTATCGGCGATAATCCTTGGAGCAGTTAGACAAGACCACGATGATGAATTCGATATAACTATTCCAGACACACTGAGAATAAAAAAATATAAACATATAGTAAATTGGTACAAGAATCCATTAAATATGGATTACTCCAAAAGACTAGAAACAGAAGTGGCAGGAGTTCCACATACTTTTGCCTGGGGTGGACTTCATGGGGCCATAGATAAATATCATGGAGAAGGAATATTTGTAAATGTGGATGTATCAAGCTTTTATCCAGCTATTATGATTGAATATGGATTCTTATCAAGAAATGTAGTAGAACCGGAAAAATATAAAGAGATTAGAGACACTAGATTAAAACTAAAAGCTGAAGGAAATCCAATGCAGCAGCCATACAAGATAGTTTTAAATTCAACTTACGGAGCAATGAAAGACAAGTATAACCAACTATACGACCCTAGACAAGCTAATAATGTTTGTGTAGCTGGACAATTGTTATTACTAGATTTAATAGAGCATTTAGAACCTCATTGTAAACTTATTCAAAGTAATACAGATGGATTATTTATAAAACTCTATCATGAGAATGATTTGGATATCATCAAAGAAGTTTGTAAAGAATGGGAAAATCGAACCCGAATGTCTCTTGATTATGAAACATTCACTAAGATATATCAGAAAGATGTCAACAACTACATAGTAATACATGAAGATGGGAGTTATGAATCAAAGGGAGCTTATGTTAAGAAACTAAATAATCTAGACTATGACTTACCTATAGTTAACAAGGCCCTAGTTAATTATTTCATTCATGGTACTCCTGTAGAGGAAACAATCTATTCTTGTAATGACCTAAAAGAATTCCAAATGGTAGTTAAAGTCAGTAATAAATTTCAATATGCTCAACACGGAACTAAGAGATTAAATGAAAGAGTTTTAAGAGTATTTGCATCAAGAGACCCGAAAGATCCAGGAGTATTTAAAATGAATTCTAGAAATCGACTTGAGAAAATAGCAGGGACCCCTGAAAGGTGTTTTATTAGAAATAATGATGTCAATGGAAGAAGGATTCCAAGAAAATTAGATAGAGATTGGTATGTACAGGTGGCTAAAAAACGACTTAAAGATTTCATAGGGATAGATGATCAATTGAGCATGTGGGAGATGGTTTGAATGCTAGATGAAATAAGTACTAATGTAGCTGAAGCAATTCCTTATAGAACTTTTAAAGAAATGATTAAGATAGTAAAACAAGAATTAAATAAAGGTAGGTATGTAGAGATTTGGAAAGGATATGTTTATTCAGCTGAAAAGTGGTGGAAAAAATGACAGATAGGAGGTTGAAAGATGGACAAGGTCAATGTTGAAATAAATAAAGATGAATTATGGAAATTTACATTAGATGATAGTGGTAACAGAAGAAAATTTTCAACAGGAGCGGTAAGAGATATTGCAGTTGGTAAAGGTAGATGTGATTTAATGCCTTTGGACATTATAGGTGAGTGGATGGAAGATGATGTATTAAAACTTATAAATGATTTTATTGTGACAGGAAATAATGAATTCTTATACAAAGTATTGAATTATGAAGTGGGACCAGCAAATATGCCAAATACAGTATTGGAACTTTCCAAACACTTTGAAGCAGGAGCTATTAAATATGGTGAAAGGAATTGGGAAAAAGGAATACCACTATCTAGTTATATAGACAGTGCAGTTAGACATTATCTTAAACATTTGGACGGACAGGAGGATGAAAATCATTTCATAGCTTTTTTATGGAATATTATTTGTGCAATTTGGACCAATAAACATTTACCAGAAATGAGGGATTTGCCCTATGAACGAGAAAATATTTAAAGGATTTATACCAACGAAAGGAAAGCGACCTATTGAACCAATCCGGGGGAGGACAGAGTTCTATCCCCTGGAAGACGTTCAACATTTAGAATCCTATGGAGGAATACTTAAAGATGATGTAATATTAGTGGATTCTGATGATGATAATGAATCAGATATACTATTTAAAATTATCCAGGACTTAGATATTAAATGTAATGTAATCCAAACTGATAGAGGTAAACACTTTTATTTTAAGAATACTGATGTTAGTAGTAATAAAATAGGCAATCAATGTCCTTTATCACTCACTTTAGATTATAAATTAGGAACCAGGAATACAGTAATACCTTTAAAGATTAACGGTGTTGATAGGAAATGGTTACAAGAAACCGACACCATGGATCTTTTACCAGTTTGGTTAATTCCCATAGGTAAAAATATTATAGATTTTTCTACCCTTGGTGAAGGTGATGGAAGGAATCAGAGTCTCTTTAACTATATTCTTAAACTTCAGTCAGAAGGACTATCTAAAGAAGAAATACGAGAGACTATTAAACTTATTAATGATTATGTCCTAAAAGAACCATTACCAGATAAGGAACTGGAAACCATTTTAAGAGATGAAGCTTTCCAGAAACCAGTATTCTTTAAAGGTACCACTTTCTTATTTGATAAATTCTCAAATTACTTAAAAAATGAACATTACATCATAAAAATAAATAACCAACTTCACATCTATAAAGATGGGATATATCAAAGTGGAAATACAATAATTGAAGGGGAAATGATTAAGCATATTAGCAACTTAAATAGAGCTAAAAGAAAAGAAGTATTAGATTATTTGAATATAAGTATTACAGAAAACAAATGTCAATCACATGCTAATTTAATAGCTTTTAATAATGGAATTTACAACATAATAGATGATTCATTTAATGATTTTTCTCCTGAATATATTATTACGAATAAAATTCCATGGGATTATAATCCAAATGCTTATTCTGAATTAGCAGATACTACATTAAATAAGATAGCTTGTCATGATCCTGAAATTAGGTCCTTATTGGAAGAAGTAATTGGTTACACATTTTATAGAAGAAATGAACTTGGGAAAGCTTTCATCTTAATAGGAGATAAAAGTAATGGAAAATCCACCTATTTGGACATGATTAGTACAATATTAGGACAAGAGAATATATCTGCCTTAGATTTAAAAGAGCTAGGGGAAAGATTTAAAACAGCCGAACTCTTTGGGAAATTAGCTAACATAGGGGATGATATTGGGGATGAATTTATACCTAATCCTTCAGTATTTAAAAAATTAGTTACTGGGGACAGGATCAATGTAGAAAAGAAGGGACAGGATCCATTTGATTTTAACAATTATAGTAAATTATTATTTAGTGCTAATAACATACCTAGAATGAAGGATAGAACTGGAGCAGTACAAAGGAGACTTATTATAATACCATTTAATGCTAAATTTTCAAAAGATGATCCTGATTATAGACCTTATATTAAATATGAATTAAGAGAAGAAGAATCAATTCAGTATTTAATCAACATAGGATTAAAAGGTCTAAAAAGAATATTAGAAAATGGGCAATTTACAAAATCATCTAAAGTTGAAAAAGAATTAAAGGAATATGAAGAAACTAATAATCCTGTAATTGGATTTGCTAGAAGTAAAGGGTTAGAAAATATATTAGGAAATACAACAGATGAAGTCTACTTAAGTTATCAGGAATATTGTATTAAAGAGGGTCTACAGCCTTTAAGTAATAGAGAATTTGGAAAAGTTTTATGTAGTGTTTTTGAGATTAAATCTAAATCACAAAGAATTGATGGAGAAGTAAGAAGAATTTATGTAGAAGATGATTAAATTGTAACAAGCTGTAACAAGCTGTAACAAGTAATGTAACAAGTGAAAATCAGTAAAATCAATGATGTAACAAGTGTAACAAGTAAATGAGTACCTTTTAATGTTTATTCATTTGATACAGGGTGAAATGAAGATATATATATAAGAAAATATACTATTTACTTGTTACATTTAGAAAAGTAATTGTTTGAAACCATTGAAATTTCAATTGTAACAAGTGTAACAAGTAAAAAAATCATTTGTTACAGCTTGTTACAAAAATAGAAAGGAGATTATTAATGATTGATGATAGAAATAAAGGATTAGATGATCCAAGTTTATTTAATGAATTACCTGAGGAAGAAAAACAAAGATTATTAAACTGGATAAGTGAAAATTTACATCCAATAAAATCATTTAATGATAGACATACATCCTATGGATTAAAACATAAGCTACCATTCTATGTATATAATGGAATATTTAAAGGTGCTATGTTAGCAGCTGGTTATAAAGTTAAAAATAAATCTAATAGGAATTGGGTATTCAACATATCCCAAAAATCTAAATGTTTAAGGAGGAATCTGTAATGAAAATTAAAATAAATGCTAAGTTTTTACAAAATATGCTAAAGAAAGCAAAAGGACTACAATTAAATAAACTAAGTCCAGATTTAGAATTTCAAAGAGGATTGTTAATCAAAGATAACCGATTAATAATGAATAACTTAAAAACTCAATTAGAATCTAAATTCCATATAGATGTATTAGAACCTGGACAAACATTAATACCAGAACAAACATTAAAGATGCTAGAAAACTTTAAAGATGGGGAGTTAATTATAACAGATAATGAAATTACTCATGGAACAAGGAAATTAAAATTCATGCCTGGAGATATAGATAAATTTATAAAAACAGATGATAAAGTATCAGAAGAATTATTTACTATAACTGAAAAAGAACTGTCTCATTTACTAGAAGTAAATTATGCAACTATAACTGATGAATCAAGACCAATCCTTAAGGGAATAGAGATAAAACATAATAGATTTATAGCACTAAATGGTTATTACTTAAGTATGAGACAAGCTAAATTCTACTGTAATGAAACAATAGTAATATCTGAAAAAGTTTGGAAATTACTTCTAAAAACATTAGATAAAAAGTCTGATAATTTAATTAAAGTACTTTGGAACGGTTCTGATTTAATCAAATTTGAATTTCAAGATTTTATAGTTAAAGGTGAATTATACGAGGGCAGGTTTTTAGATGTTACTAAAATAATTTTCAATAATCCAGAAACTGAATTCACAATAGAAACTAATAAATTATTGGATACGCTCAAATTAATGGACAAACTTACTAAGGACGAGCAGATGGTATTACTATATATAAATAATGATAAATTGAAATTTGAAACTAAAACAGATATGAACATGATGATAGATGAAATCAATATCACTGAGAAATATGGAGAAGATGTAAATATAGCACTTGATATTAAATTCTTATTAGCAGTAGTAAATCAGTATAAAAATGAAGATGTAAAAGTTGAATTGAAAGGTCCGCATAACCCAATGATATTGAAAGGACATGATAAGTTAGATTTAGTGTTGCCAGTAAGGTTACGTGAATGGTAAAGGAGGAATGACTCCATGAACATCAAACGTGCAAATTTCAAAATGATAGAAGCAGAGTTATATTGTTACCATGAGTCAAAAAAACAATTAGAATTGCTTAGAGAAGAAATAATAGAATCTACACCATCACAAGAAATTAGTGTTAAAAGCAGTCCAGGAGACCCAACGCAAACCAAAGCAATTAAATTAGTAAATAACAGAGAAATAATCGAAATGGAACGAAGATTAAAAGCTATAGATAAAGCTATAGAGATATTAAAGACAAATAACGAATCTAGAAAATATGAATTGTTAAAGATGAAATACTTCGAAAGAAGATACACAGACGTAGGCATATGTATGGAACTAGGGATTAGTGAGAGGACTTTTTATAGATGGAGACGGGAGATAATAGAGCTGATAGCTAACTTCTTGGGATGTAGGGTGTGACGTACTTTGGTTATTATGTGTGAGAAAGGAGGAGTTGTAAAGGTGAATTTGATAATTGATTTTAAAAAAGAATATACGCCATATTTTCAAGCCTTTATTAAAGCAAAAGGATTAAAGGATGGTGATGCTTGTAAAAGCTATGAATTTATCAACTGGATTATTGGCAAGCATGAAGAATTTAAAAAAAATACTGGAATCCCTCAATATGCACCTTACACAAAAGAACAAGAAGAAAAGTTTTTAGAATTCATTACAGGAAACATTGATTTGAAAATGTAAGGAGAGGATAACAGTTTAGTGGAACTGCATATTTCAAATATTATATGTAATAAAATTGGCAGTAATGTGGCAGGATTTGGACTACTTTATATGGTAATATGATATTAGGTAATAATGTGCTTAAAATCCTTTCTAGCTGGTGTTCTTCCGGGGTTGGGACTTACTCAATAAGAGTAGGTCCTTTTTATTTGCACGAATAGTTGTAATATTCATCCCCTTCGATATAATGGTATTAAAGGAGGGGATTATATGGATTGGGAAAGGATCAAAGGTAAAACCAAAGAGTTAGCATCTAAGGGGTTAGACATATCAAAAGATCTAGCTGAAAAGGGTATTGAGGTAGCAAAAGAAAAAAGAGAGCAGAAGAAACTAGAGAAGCAAGAGATGGAGGAAAGAAAGAGACAAGAAGAACAAGCACTAAAGGAAAGAATTGCACACATGGAAAGAGAAGGTATAGTATATTGTCCTAAATGCTATTCTACAAGCTTGTCAGCAAATAAAAAAGGGTTTAGCTTGGGGAAAGCTGCAGTAGGGACATTAATAGCAGGAGGACCACTATTAGGAGCAGTAGGGAAAAATAAAATAGAGGTTACTTGTTTGAAATGCGGACATAAGTGGAAAGCAGGAAAGAAATAGACATCCTACAAATAGGGTGTCTTTTTTAATGGGGGCGATTATATGAGGCTAGACAAACAGGGGGCTCATCGAGGAGCATATGAAAAGAACAAGAGAGTAATATTCAGAACACAAAACACATGTGGAATATGTGGCAGACCTGTAGACTTTTCACTGAAAGTACCACATCCAATGAGCGCTGTCATAGACCATATAATACCTGTGTCTAAAGGAGGACATCCAAGTGATATAGATAATTTACAATTGGCCCATTGGGCATGCAATAGACAAAAATCTGATAAGTTATTTGCTACAAAAGAAGAACCTAAAGTACTAGGAAATAGGAATCTTCCACAAACATTTAATTGGGTCGAGTACAGAGGATAGGGGGGATAACCCCCTCCCCCTTCTTGCGCCCGACCTTCCCGCCGTCACTGTACATTTTTTCTCACG